TTAGGTCCTACTTGTTTAATATTATGGATCTTAATGAGTTTGATAAACTAAATTTATCACAGCCTAATTACACAGACTACATGGATGCAGCTGCTGAACAAGGTTATGGATATTGTGTTATTGATGATGGTAAGCCTATGCTTTGTTTCGGAGTAGTTCCTTATTGGCCTGGAGTTGCAGAATTATGGTTGATCCCTGATAAAAATAAAATTTCAGAACATAAAATTAAATTTCATAAAGGTGCATTACAGTTCATGAAGTTAGTTGCTGATGATTTAAAATTAAAAAGATTACAAGTAACTGTAAGTTCTTTAAATGTTTCTGCTCTCAAATGGATAAAAAGCATATATTTTGAGGAAGAAGGAATTTTAAAACACTATGGTGTTGATGGTTCCGATTATAAAATGTTTGCGAGGTACTTTTAAAACTATGGGATCATTATTCAAAATGCCAAAATATGAGCCACCGGCACAGATGGCAGAGAATAATAAGTTGCTAGATGAGAGAGAGGCTAGAGCTGATGCTAATGAAAAAAAAGAAAAAAGAAAATTAGCAGCAAGATCTAGATCAAGAAGAACACAATCTAGATTACTATTTTCTGATGAAAATAATATTCCGGCTTTAGGTGTTACTACATCAATGACACCAGTTGACAGCATTGATCGTAATCCAATGAACACAGGAAGTAGGTACACATAATGGGAGGATCACCAATAAAAGTAATTAAAAAAACTATCACAAATGCATTTGGTGGAGGTAGCGATGCACCAGCTGTGTCAGCAACATCTGCAATACAAGATAGAAGAGAAGAAGTTATTAAAGAAACAGCACCTAAAGCTAAAAAATTAGTTAATAGAAGAATTAGAAGATCGAAAAGAAATAGATCTCAATTAGCTGGAGATTTTACACAGACAGCAGCATTAGGCACAGGAGTTAGAAATCCAACTGGTACAGGAAAGACTAAACTAGGAGCATAGATGGATAGAGGAATACCAGAGTACAAAAGAAATCCTAGATTTATAGATTTAAAAAAATCTTGCGAGTGTAAAGAAACTTGTGAATGTCAAAAAGAAAGAAAGAAGGAGGATGAATAATGGCTAGTGAATACCACACAACAAAGGATGGAAAAAAAGCTAAGAAAGGTTTGTACTATAATATTAATAAGAAAAAAAAATCTAAAGCTGGATCGAATTCTAAATCTAAATCGACAATAAGCGATGAGGCTTATGCGAATATGAAGGCTGGGTTTCCAAAAAGAAAACGTAAGAAAGGATTAGTTGCATAATGTATAAAATGAAAATGAAAAAAAAACCTACTAATAAAAATAAAAATCTTGCAGCACAGTATGGTGACAAGAAAAAAATTACTAGAGGTGATATCATAACTGCTGCAAAAAAAAACAAAAAGGCATAACATGATTATATTCGGACATACTCCTAGAGAGTGGAAGAGAAGAGCTATGTTACATAAAACTTCTATTATTATAGCTGTTGTATCTTTTGCTTTAGGAGCTACGATTTTTTAATGGTAGCAAAAAAATTTCAAGATCCAAGTGGTGGTTTAAATGATGCTGGTAGAAAAAAGTTTGGTGTTAAAAGACCACAATCATCTGGTAAAGATGGAAGAAGAATTTCTTTCGCTGCTAGATTTTCAAAAGTTAAAGGACCATTAATGAAAGATGGAAAACCAACAAGATTAAAACTTGCATTAAAAAAATGGGGTTTTGCAAATAAACAAGCAGCTGCTAGTTTTGCTGCTAACAATAAGGCTAGTGCATAATGCAATTACAACCACAACAAGTTTCAAAAAGATCTAAACAAGCATTCGCAGCTAAAGATAATTGGAGAACAATCTATGAGGAATGTTACCAGTACGCATTACCACAAAGAAATCTCTATGATGGATATTACGAAGGAAACGTTCCTGGACAAAATAAAATGTCTAGAGTTTTCGATAGTACAGCAATTCATTCTGTTCAAAGGTTCGCTAACAGAATACAATCCGGTCTATTTCCTCCTTACAAAAAGTGGTGCCGGTTAGAACCTGGGAATGATATACCGGAAGAAAGACGAGGAGAAGTTCAACAAGCTCTCGATTTATATTTAGATAAATTATTTTCTGTTCTTAGGCAAAGTAATTTTGATTTAGCCATCGGTGAATTTCTTCTTGATCTTTCGGTAGGTACAGCTGCTATGTTAATCCAACCTGGAGATGATTTAAATCCAATTACATTTACTCCTGTTCCTCAATATTTAATTGCTATTGAAGAAGGACCTAATGGTACAGTTGATAATGTATATAGAAAATTAAAAATACCAGCTGATACAATCAAAAGACAATTTCCAGATGCTAAAATTTCATCAGACTTAGAAAGATTAATACAAGATAAACCTCAAGAAAAAATAGAATTATTGGAGGCTGTGTTAGTAGATCCACAAAGAAAAGATTATTGCTATCATGTTGTCCATGAAAAAACTAATCACGAATTAGTATTTAGAAGAATGGATCAAAGTCCTTGGGTAGTAAGTAGACATATGAAAGTGCCTGGAGAAGTTATGGGTAGAGGTCCTCTAGTTACAGCAATTCCAGATATTAAAACATTAAATAAAACTTTAGAATTATTATTAAAGAATGCATCATTAGCTATTAGTGGTGTTTATACAGCTGCTGATGATGGAGTAATAAATCCTAACAGTATTAGAATACAACCAGGTGCAATAATTCCTGTAGCTCGTAATGGTGGTCCTCAAGGTGCATCCTTGGCCCCTCTTCCTAGATCTGGAGATTTTAATGTATCTCAAATTGTTATTAATGATTTAAGAATGAATATTAAAAAAACTTTATTAGATGATACTCTTCCACCAGATAACATGAGTGCAAGATCTGCAACTGAGATTGTAGAAAGAATGAAAGAGTTAGCTCAAAACATGGGAGCTGCTTTTGGAAGATTAATCACAGAAACAATGGTTCCTATTATCAGACGTACTTTACAGATAATGGATGAAAAAGGTTTGATACAACTACCTCTAAAGATAGATGGTTTAGAAGTTAAAGTTGTACCAATATCACCTCTAGCCAAGGCCCAAAACTTGGATGAGGTGAATGAAGTTATGCAATTCTTTCAAATTGCAAACTCGCTTGGCCCAGGTGGGATGGCTGAAATAAAACCGGATGCGATTGCTGCTTTCGTAGGAGATAAACTTGGCATTGCTGCTAAGTTAAGAAACTCTGAAGAAGAAAAGCAACAGATCCAACAACAAGCTATGGCTATGATGCAAAATCAAGCAATGATGCAGCAACAACCTCCTGGACAAGAAACTCAATCTCCTCCTCCAGAAGAACCAGCTATGGCTTTGGAAGAAGAGGTTAAAGCATAGTGGCAGATATTAATACCCCTGGATGGGAAGGAATAGAAACACTTGGCATTCAATCTAAAGACGATCAAATTGAATTAGATAAAGCCTATGCTAGAACCTTTGACACCGAAGAAGGAAAAAAAGTTTTAGAGCATTTAAAATCTAAAACATTAAATCAACCAACATGGGTACCAGGATCAGAAACATCTTTTGGTTTTGCAAGAGAAGGACAGAATTCTGTTATCCGAGATATTATAATGAGAATGGAAAGGGCTAAGAATGAGTGAAGAAATAAATGATAATGGCTTAACTGCTGATGCACCAGCTATGGAACCAGAGGTAGAAAATCCAGAAGATAATGTTGTACCTCATAAAGTAGATGAGCAACAAGAAAACGTTAGTGAGGCAAAAGAAACAAAAACTAATGCAGCAGAAAAACCAGATTGGTTAGAAGATAAATTTTGGGATAAAGAAAATAATGAAATAAAAACAGAAGATCTAAATAAATCTTTTAGTGAATTACAAAAACAATTTTCTATGGGTAAACACAAAGCTCCTAAAGATTATGATTTAGAAGTATTAGAAGATGTAGATGTAGAGAATGATGAATTATCTCAATTCTTTTTAGATTGGTCTAACAAATACAAACCAACACAAGGTGCATTTAATGAGTTAGTAGATAAATTTAAAGAATTATCAGTAGCACAAGATCAAGAAGATAGTATTGATGTTGCAGCAGAGAAACAACAATTAGGACCTAATGCAGATCAAATTGTAAAAGGTACTGTTACCTGGATGCAAGGTTTAGTAGCCAAAGGTATTTGGTCAGAAACTGATTTTGAAGAAGGTAAAATATTTACTGCTACTGCTGATGGTATCAATGCAATAAACAAAATTAGGCAATATTATGGTGAGCAAACAATACCTACAGCTCCTACTGATGTAGATGGACAGCCTTCAAGAGAAGAGTTATTTGCTTTAGTTGCTGATCCTAAGTACAAAACAGATCCAGGATTTAGAGCTAAAGTAGAGAAACAGTTTGAAAGAGCTTTTCCTGGTGAGGCTACATCAACCGGTCAAATATAATTTGTTAAAGGGTATTTACATTTTGTAAAAAAAAGATTAAATTCCGAATTGAAGATAACCGAAATTTTTTATTTGGCCTTCTGGCTGGTGAGCAACTACACCAAATTGTCAGCCTGGCTTTTTTACCAGACAACTGAGTTAAGAAAAAAACTATGTGTTAAACAAACAAAGGAGTGATATATGGCACAATCAATAACAAATGCTTTTGTCACACTTTTCGATGCCGAGGTAAAACAAGCATACCAAAGTGAAAGTTCATTGCTTTCATGTGTAAGGCTAAGACAAGGTGTAACAGGGCAAACGTACAAGTTCCCAAAATTAGGGAAAGGTACAGCGACAGCCAGAATACCACAAACTGACGTAACCCCTCTTAATGTTACTTATTCTCAAGTAACTGCAAGTATGAGTGATTACAATGCAGCTGAGTATTCTGACATCTTCCATCAAGCAAAAGTAAACTTTGATGAAAGATCAGAGTTGGTTCAAGTAGTATCGAAAGCTATCGGTAGAAGAATGGACCAATTAATAATCGATGCTTTAAACGCATCATCACCTAGCACAGTAGCAAAAAATGTTGTTACAAGTGGTAGTGCAGCAAACTCAAACTTGAATGTTGGTAAGCTAATAGCAGCTAAAAAAGCTCTTGATGCTAAAAACGTTCCTTTTGATGACAGGCATATTGTAGTCCATGCTAATAACTTAGCTGGTCTATTAGGTGATGAGAGAGCAATCTCAAGTGACTTTGCGTCTATTAAGGCATTAGTAAGTGGTGAGATCAACACATTTCTAGGATTTAATTTTTATGTATTAGGCGATAGAGATGAAGGTGGTTTACCATTATCATCAACCGACAGAAGTATTTTTGCTTTCCATAGAAGTGCGTGTGGTATGGCTACAAATATGGCTCAAAAAACAGAGATTAATTATGTTCCGGAGAAAACTTCGTTCCTAGTTAATTCAATGTTTAGTGCCGGTGCTGTAGCTATCGATGACGAAGGTATTGTAAAAATAACTGCTGATGAAGCATAATAGAGGAGGATATTAATTATGGCTTATGACAAAACAAACCTACAACCGATAGGTGGACAATCTAAAGCTGGTACTGCTCCTCAAATGTGGAGCTACACAGCACCTGGAACCGATGCGATTGCAGACATCAATACAGAAGGATACTTTAATAATGCATCCGATGTATTAAAAGTTGGTGATCTTATTCATATCTGGGATAGTTCTGTACCTACTTCAACTTTGGTAACTGTGTTATCAAATGCGAGTGGTGTTGTTGACGTATCTGATGGAACAGCTCTATCAGTTGCTGACGCAGACTAATAAATAAATGTGAGGAGGCCCCTAAGTGGGCCTCTTCCTAATTAGGAATTTATATGGCAAGTGGTGATACAAATATAACAATCTGTAACCAGGCTTTAGTTTTACTTGGTGCTGATACAATATCTTCTTTTTCAGATACATCTAATGATGCTGCTGCTGTATGTAATCAAATTTACGAAACTTTAAAAAGACAAACTCTATCAATGTATCCTTGGAGTTTTGCTTTAACTAAAACACAATTATCTAAATCTTCAACAGCACCTATAGGTGAATGGGATAATAGATTTGATTTACCAGCTGATGCTGTAGCTGGTCAACCTTTTCAAGTTTACAATACAGATGCAACAGGATCTATGCCAATTACAAGTTATGAATTACAATATACTTCATCTGGTCCAGCCATCTTTACAAATGAAAATGTTATTTTTGTTGATTATATAACAAGTGTTATCACAGAAGGATTAATGCCATCTTACTTTGTACAGTTACTTGTTTATATGATTGCTTGGCATTTAGCAGAGCCGGTAACAGATCAAACAACAAAGGCAGATTATTGGAAAAACATAGCTGTAGGTACTCCATCAGAAAGTGGCAGAGGAGGATATTTTAGACAAGCTACTAATGCTGATGGTAGAGGTAAAACTTCTTACGCAATACATGAGTTTCCATTAACTGATGTTAGGTAATGACAAGAGCTGTAACTTTACAATCCAATTTTACAACAGGGGAAATAGATCCTTTGTTAAGATCAAGAATAGATATTAACCAATACTACAATGCATTAGAACAAGCTCGTAATGTTTTGATACAGCCACAAGGTGGTGCAACTCGTAGACCTGGTTTACAATTTATATCAGAGATCCCTTCTGCTGCTAATCCTCAAAATGGATGTCGATTAGTACCTTTTGAATTTTCAACTACACAAAGTTATATGTTGTTATTTGTGCATAACAGAATGTACATTTACAAAGATAAAGTTTTACAAACTAATATTAATAGTTCTGGTAACGATTACTTAGTAACAACTATCACTTCTACAATGATTAAGACAATGGATTTTGCACAATCTGCTGATACTTTAATTGTTGTACAAGAAGATATGGCTCCTAAAAATATTACAAGAGGTGGTAGTCATACTGCCTGGACTATTAGTGATGTAAGTTTTGAGTTTATACCTAAGTATGCATTTAGTTTATCAACATCAAATCCTTCAGCTACACTAACACCTAGTGCTGTAGATGGTAACATAACTCTAAGTGCATCTTCTGGAGTGTTTGCATCTGGTAATCTTCATGATTATGTTGAGGCAGCAGATGGAATTGGTAGAGCTAGAATAACAAGATTTGAAAGTTCTACAGTTGTAGAGGCTATTGTTGAAATACCATTTTTTAACACAACTGCTATTGCTAGTGGATCTTGGTTATTAGAAGTTGACTATGTAGATGTATGGTCAGCAACTTATGGATATCCTCGAACAGTTACTTTTCATGAAGGTAGATTATATTTTGGTGGTTCCAAGTCTAGACCGAATACAGTATTCGCATCTAGAGTAGCAAGATTTTTTGATTTTAATCCAGGTGAAAGTTTAGATGATGATGCTATTGAAGTAACATTAAACACCGGACAAGTTAATGCAATTACAGGAATGTTTTCTGGAAGAGATTTACAACTCTTTACTAAAGGTGGAGAATTTTTTCTACCTCAAACAAGTTTAGATCCAATCACACCCAATAATGTTGTTATACAAGGAGCTACAAAGAGAGGATCAAAAGAAGGTATTAAGCCTGTGGGGGCTGAAAGTGGTACAATGTTTATCCAAAGATCTGGTAAATCATTAAGAGAATTTTTATTTAGTGATGTAGAATTATCTTACATATCAAATAATATTTCTTTGTTATCATCTCACTTACTTGTTGATCCTGTTGATATGGCTTTACGAAAAGCAACTTCTACTGATGATGGTGATTTATTATTGTTATGTAATACTGATGGTACCTTGGCAACCTACTCTATCCTTAGAGGCCAAAATGTTATAGCTCCTTCTTTGTCAACTACTGATGGAGAGTTTATAAATGTTGGAGTAGACGTAGACACAGTTTATTCTGTTATTAAAAGAACAGTAAGCTCATCTACAAAATATTATGTTGAGGCATTGAATGATGACAACACAACAGATAGTGCAACTTTATTATCTGGATCAAGTAAACCTAGTTCAACTTCTGTAACAGGATTAAGTCATCTTGAAGGAAAAACAGTAAAAGTAATTGTTGATGATGGAATGCAAAACGACAAAACTGTTTCTAGTGGTGGAATTACCCTGGATGCTGTTCCTACTACTTATGTAGAAATAGGTTTAGATTATACACCTACAATAAAAACAATGCCGGTAGAATTAAAATTACCGAGTGGAAATATTATAGGTCAAAAGAAAAGAATAGTTGATGCAACTGCATTAGTTTACCTTTCACAAAATTTAACATTAGATGCAAAAGACTTTGCATTTACTGCTGCACAATTTTTTACAGGAAAGAAAAGAAGAAAACCCATGTTAGGTTATGATCGTGAAGGACAACTAACATTTAGTCAATCAGCTCCCCTATTCTTCACACTATTAGGGATTGAGTACAAAGTGAGTGTAGGACAATAATGGCAAATCCAATTTATGCTGTCATCATGGTAGCAGCTAGTTTAGGTAAAGCATACGCAACAGTATATGGAGCAGCAGCTACTAGAGCATCTTTAGATGCACAAGCAGATTTATCAAAGTTACAATACAAAGAAAGAAAAATTGAGTACAAAGAAAAAGGTGTAGAGGCATTAAAAGAAACTAATAAAGCTATAGGTACTATTATAGCAAGAGGTGCAGCTGGTGGTGCTTTAACAAATGAAGGATCTATTTTAACTTCACAAATTGTTTCGTTACGAGAAGGAGCAGAAGATTTTTCTATTGCTGCTATTAACCAGGAGCTAACACAAAACTTAGGTATCATTGCATTTAATAACTTTAAGATAGCCGGTAAACAGGCAATGAAGATGGGATACATGAATGCTATCTTTGGCCTGGGTACTGATATTGCAACTGCAAGTACAACCGGTGTCTTTGATAAAAAACCACCAACAACACCAACAGGAACAAATAAACCACAATAATTATGGCAAAAGAAAGAATTAAATACAGAGGTAATCTACAAGGTGGTGCAATAGTCAATGTGCAATCCCCACAATATCAAGTTATGGCTGCTGGTATGGATGACCTTAACAGAAAGTTAGATGCTATAAATAATTTTGCTTTAAAAAAATTAGATAAACAAATGCTGGATGAAGGAACACAATATGCAGCAGAAAATCCTGTATCTGTTGATCAATTCTTAAATGCTAATCCAGGAGAAAAAAACAAATTAATACAAGGTAATAAAAACACTACTTATGGACAAGCAATAAGAGTTAATCAATTAAATTTACTTACATCACAAATTACAATGAAAGCTCAAAAAGATTTCTCAGATCTTAAAACACAAGCCTATGCAACTAGCATGGATCTTGAAACATACACAACTCAGTTAAATGCTATTGTAGAAGGATACACAGAAAGTTTATTAGATGTTGATGGTGAGGCTAGTATTGTAGCAAATGCTAAACTAGCATCAACTGCAAACACTTACCTAACTTCTTACTCCGATAAATTATTAAAAGATCATAGGAATATGCAAGATGCTATTGTCCTGGGATACAGTAATGACACATTAGATATTATACCAGACATTGTTAAAGGTGGAGCAGAGCAAGGATTTGTAGACGATCAAGGTAATGCTTTATTAGATCAAGATGGTAACGAAATGAAAGTAACTTTAGATGAGCTACTTAAAAGAAAAAAAGATATTATAGAGGCAGAATTAGTTGCAAACAATATATCGCCAGAAAAATTATTACAATGGAGTAAAGATTGGAATGCAAGAGTAGAAAGAGAAAAAGCAAACTTTTTATTTAGTGAGTATGTTGATACTTCATATAATTATTTAGCTGGTACAAAACACGCAAACGATATTTATAAACAAGTTCAAAATGGTAACTTTGGTGGGTATGAAAATCTTAAAAAAATATATGAGAGTTTACCAGAAGATAAACAAAAAGAATTTAGAACTAAAGTAAAAGAATGGAAATCAAGTATTATCAAAGCTGCTGAAGATGAAGATACTGCATTAGTATTAGATAAGAAAGATGAGCTAGATGATATTAAATTTAGATATTACAATGCAAGAGCTGATGGTAACTTTAATGATGCAGAATTAATTGTAGAAGAGGCAAAGCTACTTGATAAAGATTTATACATAGAGTTATCTGAGAAGTTAGATGCTGACGAACATGATGGTGATTTTACAAAAGATAGAACAGATGACTTTTTAGGATTATTTGATTTACAAGAAGATTTAATTATTACAAGAGATCTTGATCATGACAAAATACAACTGGCTTATGATAAGAGATACATAACAAAACAACAAAAAGATAAATTACATGGAGATCTAGAAGTATCTAAATCTAAAAAATTTACTGAAGGTGAAAAGATTATGCGTAATGCCTTTGGTTATTCCGAGGCTAGTATGTTGAATATGTCTAAAAAAGATAAAGCAGCTGCTAATCTCTATAGACAAAAATCAAATGAATTACTTACTTTCATGAGAGCTAACCCAGACGCAACACCTCAAGATATAACTAATGAGGCATTAAGATTAACACAAGGTGTAGAAACTAAACAACTAAAAGAACAAGATGTAAAAGATATTAGAAAAAATATTACATCAGGCGAATTTAAATTAGCCTCTAAATTATGGAAACCTTACTTACAAGAATATTATCAAACTGAAGATGGTGGAGCCTATAGTCATAATAATTATACTGAAGAGTTTTTAAAAACTCCAGAAGGTGTTGATAAACTAATTACTGAAATGGAAGAATTAAAAGACTCTGAAGAAGGTGAAATAAAAACAAATAAATTTGATCTTGGAACAGGAATAAGAGATGAGGTTTTTCAAAGACCAAGAATAAATGGCAAACCTATTACAAATGAATTTATAGATAAATTTATTGAAGAATTACAAACTTATAAAATAGCCTTACAGGAGCTTGAATAATAATGTCATCATTAGAAGAAAAATATTTAAATTTTTTAGACTATAAAAATAGTGATAACGAATACAAGTTAACTGAAGATGGTTATGTATTATTTGAAAATAAAAAAAGAGGTATGTTTCAATCTATAAAAGACTACGCAACAGACACTATGCAAACATATAAAGATGTAGGTAATACTGTTTTAAAGTACAATAATGAAATTGGTACCGGTATGGCTAGAGGTGCTACTAAACTTGTAGAAAGTGTTGGTGGTTTAGGATTAGCAACATTAGAAAAGTTAGATCTTGCTAGTGAAGGATCTGTACAAAAGTTTGGTGATTTTTTTGCTAAAGAAATTTATCCAAGGATTGGAGAAACAGAAACATTAGCTGGAGGATTTGCAGAAGGTATATCTCAATTCTTAACTCCAGGTCTTGGCTACTACAAATTATTTAATACATTAATAAAAGCAAAAGGTGTTATGCCATTTATTAGTAGAGCATTAGCAGCAGAGGCAGCAACAGTAGGTACAGCACAAGTTCCTCTAGATCCTAACTTTACAGGATTTATAGCTCAAATGTTTGATATCGATACAACACAAGCTGAAAGTTTAAGTAAAGAAATATTTAATTACATTGCTACACCAGAAACTGAATACAATGCAGATACAGTTTTTAAAGAAAAGATGAAAGCTATTATAGGTGATAGTGCATTAGGCCCAGTAGGTGAAGGTGTAATGTTACTTGGTAAACTATTTAAAGGTATGAAAAAACAACCAGAAATAGTTGAAGAGATAAACAACAACATTAATCTATCTGGTGGATCTGCTATGAACCCAGATGGACCTTTAGCAAAAGAAATAGAAGAAGGTAATTTTTCATACAAACCAGAATTAGAAGGTCCAGATAAATTTGATACTGTATTAATTATGGACAGTATTGAACCAGTTATTATTGGTACAGGGAAAAACAATAAAGTTAAAATTGAAGATATAACAAATCATTTTGATCAAGCTCCTAAACTAGATATTAAAAATCCAGATGACTTTCAATTAATGGTAGACC